CACTTGTAGAAGATTTTGTATTTAGTACAGATGGAGATAATTTAGGAATTAATTTAGATTCAAGAGATGTTATCTATTCTTCACCTAATACTTTATACACAGAAATAAATTGGTTCTATCCAAAAAATGGATCTACTCAAGTTGATAGATGTGTGACTTACAATTACTCAGAAAATGTTTGGACTACTTCATCATTAGCTAGAACTACATATCAAGATCAAGGGGTATTTAATGCTCCTTACGCAACAGAATATGATAAAACTGACACACCTGTATTTCCAGAGATATTAGGTATTACAAATTTATATGGAGCTACTATTTATTATGCTCATGAAGTAGGAACTGATCAAGTCAAAAGTACAGGCACAACTTCTATTGATGCATTTATTAGATCTGGAGATTGGGATATTACTTCACGTAAGAGCGCCTTGGGTCAGGCAACAGGGGTTGCTGATTATAGAGGTGATGGAGAATTTTTTATGTCAGTTAAACGATTTATACCTGATTTTAAATACCAAACAGGTAATGCTCAAGTAACTTTATTTGTAAGCAGTTATCCAGATGACGTAGCGGTTAGCTCACCTCTTGGACCCTTTACAATAACCTCTACGACTGATAAGGTAGATACAAGAGCTAGAGGCAGATTAGTTTCTGTACAAATAGCCAACACAGCAGTAGGTGAGTCATGGAGATATGGCACACTTAGATTAGATGCACAACCAGACGGTAGAAGATAATGGCAGTATATTTTGATCAAAATGGAAATTTAGTAGACACAGAGATAAATGAAAGCTCTAATGTTTTCATGGAAGATCCTACTGAAAATTTTTATCAACCAAGAGCAGATATTAGTCCTACTCAAGATTTTTATCCACCAAGCCAATTCCCTCCAACTAGCTATGGATTCATTAACGTTCCTCAAAGTTATTATCCATCAAATGATATTAGTCCTACTCAAGATTTTTACCAACCAAGGGAGTTTGTTAACGCTCCGCAAACTTATTATCAACCTGACTTAACTACGTTAAGAGGTTTACCAAATTTAGATTTACAAAGCTTACCTGCAAATATGGGTGTCGCTAATGAACCAGATGTTAAACAAGTAGATTCATTAACAGGTGAGAAAAAATCAAATGGTATTCTTGATTTAATAATGAGTATAGCTGTACCAGGATATAATTTTTTAAAAAATATGGGAAGTGGTAAAAGTTATGAATTTACAGATCCTAGAGGTAGTTTTAGAAAAGGCATTTATACAATGGATGGTGTGAACTATTCAAACCCTGCTTCTTTTGGAGGAGAATTTTTTGATAGATCAACTAATACAAATAGATTTGACAGAGCTAAAAATAGATTTAGAGACTCACGTAGTAAAAGAGATTTATTTGCTGCTAGTAGAACAGGTGCTGAATTTTCAAATGCTAAAAAAATACTAAACTTTCAAAATCAACCCGGTAATTACCAAACTAATTTTATGGACAGGGCTAAATCTGAAAGAAATTTTACAGGTCAAGCTCCTAAAGGAACCACTGCATTTGATACTAAATCAGGAATGGGTAGAAGAGGTTTTTATAAAGGAGGCATAGCATCTTTATATGGCCAAAATAACTAATTACATACCTGAACCAAAAGAAGATTATGATGTAGATAATCAAAGACAGATTATGGAGTCTTTAAATACAATGAAACAACAACTTAATTTTTCTTTTCAACAAGATTTAAAAAACGAACAAGACGCTTTTAATTATTTTTTATCATGAGTATACAATATAAAAACGCATCTAAGATATTAGATGGAACAGCTATGACAACTGTTTTGACTATATCTACATCTGCAGTTGCTATTATAAAATCTGTATATGTATCTAATAACAGCACAGGAGCTGTATTAGTTAATTGCGATTTAAAAGATTCATCTGGTAGTACAGATGTAGAATTTTTTAGAAAGGATATACCTGCTTCAAGTACAGTTAATGCTGCGGAACAGGGGTTGAATTTAGAAGCAGGGGATGCTATAAAAGCGCAAGCGGAAACAGCTGACAAACTTGAAGTAGTAGTTAGCTATGCGCTTATAAACAGAGAGAATGAAAACGGATAACATACATAAGATCGATTGTACAACTATAACAGTTTATAGAAATACAAAGACAGGTGAAACTTCTAAAGAAAAAATAGAAGGACCAAATATTGTAACAGATGTTACAGTGCATGTATCACCTAAAGGTTTAGATGTGTTCCAGAAAGTAATGAATAATGATAATAAGAAACCAAAACCCTAAAGGCGGAACAGAATTACAATTCAACTATTTAGAAGAATACGTTGATAAAAAATTATTAGATCAAGTGCAGATTACAACTTCTGTACCAGAAAAAATTCCGTTACATCCAAACAAAGTAAATATACTTTGGCAAAAAAATTCATATGATCAACCTAACTTAGCCCCTTGGTTTGAAGACAAATCTAATCATCACAAGTATGATTGGTATGTATTTAATTCTCATTGGACCTTTGAAAAGTTTAGAGTTCTGTTTGGTTTACCATTAGAAAAATGTTTGGTAATTAAAAACGGTGTAGATAAAATACAAAAAGCAAAACCTTATAAACAAGGTGACCCTATCAGAATAATTCATCAGAATACACCTTGGAGAGGATTATCTGTTTTATTGGGTGCAATGCAATTAGTTAAGAACCCGCTAATTACTTTAGATGTGTATTCATCTTGTGAAGTTTATGGAAAACAATTCTTTGATCAAAATGATCATAACTATACAGAACTGTATGAACAAGCAAGACAACTACCTAATGTAAATTACATAGGGTATAAACCAAATAGTTTTATAAAAAGTAATATGCATAAATATAACATGTATGCATACCCAAGTATCTTTGAAGAAACATCTTGTATATCTTTATTAGAATGTATGGCCGGTGGATTATATTGTGTTACAACTAATCTCGGTGCTTTGTTTGAAACAGGTGCAGAGTTTCCAATGTACATACCTTTTGATAATAATTTAAGAAGGCTTTCAATGAAATTTGCTTCTGCAATAGAAGCTTCAGCAAATATACTACACGAAGAAACTATACACAAACATTTAGAAACTCAGTCTGATTATGTTAATGCTTATTACAATTGGAATAAAATAGGCACATCATGGACAAGATTTTTAACAGGAGCAATTAATGTCAGATCCAAGTAATAAACCCATCTGGTTTACTGAAGATAAAAAAACAGAGGCTAGTAATGATACCTATCAAACTATTAAAACTAATAAAGTTGAAGGTGATACTAATGTGATTGAAATAAATGTAGGTGGTAAGGATGGCAGATCTCCATATAAAATAATGGTTTGTACCCCTTGTCATAGCGATGTAACCATGCATTATTGTCAAGCTGTTTTAAAGTTTCAAATGGAATGCTTACAAAGAAATATATTAGTTAGTTTTACTTTGTTAAAATCTTCTTTAGTCACACAGGGTAGAAATTTAAGTGTAGCTGAAATGTTAAATCATAAAGATAAATATACACATCTATTATTTATAGATTCAGATATTGATTTTGAATTCTCTACTATTGAAAAAATGTTAAAAGCTGACAAAGATGTCATTGCATGTCCTTATCCAATGAAGATGATGGATTGGGATAAAATATGGAGAAGAGTTAACAATAAAGAAGATGCTATTACCTCTGCAGAAGATATGTCAAGAGCAGGTTTTACTTATCCAATTAAAGTAGAAGATCCTAAAAACATTGTAGCTGACAAAGGTATCATAGAAGTAACTCATGCTCCTACAGGATGTATGTTAATTAAAAGAAAAGTATTAGAGGATATGATTAAAAATCATCCAGAATTAGAAATAATTCAACCTACTTTTATCAACGGCAAAGAAGATAAAAAACAAAATTTCTTTAATTTATTTGATACTTGGCATGATCTTAAAACTAAAAGATACTTTGGAGAAGACTTTGGTTTCTGTCAAAAATGGACAGATATGGGTGGTAAAGTACATGTATATGTAATGGATACTATTACGCACGTTGGAGAGTTTTTATATCGTGGTCGTTTCTTTGACGATTTATATCAAGGTACACGACCTGCAAAGCATGCCAAACCACTTGACGAAGATACAAAAATCAAATAAAGTGTAGTATTTTCAGGATATCTATGCCTGCTCAACAATATAAGTATATTTAAATTATGGCAATATCAAGAATGCAAGAACCCAGACAATTATATGGACTAGGAAGTTTAGTTAAATCAATAGGTAAAACGATAAAAAAAGTTGTTAAGTCACCTATTGGTAAGGGACTTTTATTAGCTGGTGGATTAGGACTAGCAGGAATGGGACCTTTTTCTGGTTTAGCTAGAACTGGAGTTGGTCAAGCATTATTTGGTGGAGCTACTAGATTTTTACCTGGTGCTACAGCAGCAATGAAAGGCGCTGCTACTACAAGTCCAGGTCTTTTTGGTATGGCAAAAAACTTTCTTGGAAGCACTGCTGGAAAATTTGCAGTGGGTGGAGCATTAACTAGTATCTTAGCTGCTTCAGGTATGGGTGCAGAAGAGATAGAAGCAACCAAAAGAGATCCAGCAAAATTAAAAATTTATTTAAGAGACTATTATAGTAAAACAAATCCTGATGCATCTGATGACGAAGTAAATGAATTTGTAGAAACAAATGTATCTGAGTATGCTATAGGCGGTAGAGTTGGTTTAGAAAAAGGTACACCTAAAAAAGGATTAGAATCTATATCAATAAAAGATTTGCCTTTAATAAAAGGTCCTTACATGATTAAATATGATGAAGATGGCAATCCTATAAAATATCCTAAACCAAAAGGAGAACCATACAAAATTCAATATGATGAAGAAGGCAATCGTAAAAAATTACCAGAACGTGTTTTATTAAGAAACAAATCAGCCTTTGGTGGTTTACAAAGCATGCCTATGGGTCAAATGAGAATGAATAAAGCTGGTACTATAGAACGAGATTATAGAGAGACTGGTGGATTTGTACCAGTTGGTATAAAAGAAAAAGCAGATGATGTACCTGCTATGTTAAGTAAAAACGAATTTGTAATGACAGCAGATGCTGTTAGAGGAATGGGTAACGGCAACATTGAAAAAGGAGCCCAAAGGTTATATGATCAAATGAAAACAGCAGAAAAGAGAGTAGTATAATGGCAGTACAAGAAACAAGAATATTACCACCAGAATTTATAGAAGCAGCAGGTAAAGTTTATTTAGGTGATCTTGCAACAGCTACTGGTGGCTATAAAACAGCAGATTTATCTAAAGCATTTGGTGATAAATTTGTTGCTGGTCAAGATCCATTACAAGCACAAGCGCAAACTTTAGCTACTCAAGGTATTGGTGCTTATCAACCTTTTTTAAATAAAGCTTCAGCTGCACAAACAGCAGCTGGTGGTTTAACAGGACCTCAAGCTTACCAACAGTTTATGTCTCCTTATCAACAGGATGTAATTAACGCAACACTTACAGAGTTTGACACACAAGCAGCAAAAGGTTTACCTACACTAGCAGCACAAGCTATTAATGCTGGTGCATTTGGTGGAGGCAGAGAAGGTGTGCAAAGAGCAGAGTATCAGGCAACAAGCGACAGGAACCGAGCAGCATTACAAGCACAGTTATTACAGCAAGGTTTTGGTCAAGCTCAAAACGCAGCACAACAAGCTTTCATGAATCAACAAACTTTAGGTAATCAACAATTAAATTTAGCTGGTCAACAACAACAATTCTTAGGTCAAGATATTGGAGCGTTGTCTACTTTTGGTGCACAGAACCAAGCACAAGCACAAGCAGGTTTAGCAGCTCAACAACAGTTAGCTCAACAACAATTACAACAACCATTAACAGCTGCACAACAATATGGTCAAGGTGTTACAAGTTTAATTGCTGGATACCCAGGTCAAACGCAAACTACAAACATGCCAAGTCCTAATCCTATGATGACAGCAATAGGAGCTGGTGGAACGTTAGCTGGTATATACAGAGCATTTAATAGACCAGGAACTTAATATGAGAACTTTTAAAAGACCTATGTTTAGAAAAGGCGGTAATGTCGGCGATGGCATTATGACTGGTATAGTAGATAGATCTATGCATGCTGAAAATCCTATTGTAACAGAGAATGATCCTTTTTTATCTAATGTAGATATAGGTCAACCAAAAACCCAAGCT